GGAGAGAATGTCCGCCAAATGGACGATGAAACCTGGTGTTAATAGATTTTGCCTTTCCTGTTTCACCTTGCGAACGATGCTATTCTTGCTTTTGTAGTTTATAGGCGTGCACGATGCCTCATACTTTGCCTCAACTCCTTATGCAACACCTTGCAACTTATTCCCTACGTACTGCGCTTTTGCCAAGAGTTATACGGCATCGCGATTGATGAACAGCGAATCATTGAAGTGTTTTTTGTTTTCCCCTATGAAATACGGCAAATTCTTCGCCTTTTCGATTCTTTCGGTGTTGTCCTCGACCCATCGTTTGAAGTTGTCGGGCACATCCTTGACCTCATTCAGCGGTTCCTCCCAAAAATCCCTATCCGTGCCCTCGTTGGCTATAATTGGCACTGCATAGCACTTGCAGTTCGGGTGCCACCCGATGAATTTGAAAGATTTCGGATATTTTCCCTCCATTGCGTCACATATTTCCAGCGGCGCACGCCCTTTTTTGAAGCGCGGATACCAGAACTTTGCCAGCCACTGTACGTGCGATTTTGATGTTTTTACCTCATATCCGACAATAAAATCAAGTTGTTGCCAGCGGATACTGTCGGCTTCACGATAAGCGCTGTTTATTTCGGTGCGAGCCATACGCATAGCATTCTGATAAGATGACCGGTAAACGCCTTGCCCAGGGTGATAAGCCTGCGCCACTTTCGACAGGGTAAGATTGCCGAACGCATTTCGGACACGTCGAAATAGTTTGTCCGGCTCATTCAGATAGACGCGTACATCACGGCTTATATCGGCAGCGCTTCGGCCTTCGCTGATACCTATAGATAAGGATAATTCTATGTGCCGTTCGAACTGCTTGGCGATACTCCAAACTCTTTCGGATAAATTATGCCCGTAAGTTGTTCTACGTTGAAATGCCTCAAGTGCACCGAGATTGTGAAGCATCCATCCTTTTTTCGGATTGTCGAATAGTTGTTTTACCCATGAATCGTTCTTGTCGTTGGCAAAAAACCATTCCGAAGTGATCCCCGCTGTAATTATAGTGGACAACTTATTTCGGAATGAAGATAACGAGGCATCGGCTTGTTTACTACGGCTTTTGTTTGATGAGAAGGCGAACAATCGCCCCGTATTGGGTTGATATTTATATCCCATTCCCAGTCGAATCAATTCATCCGAGGCCACATCATACAAAGCCTCTATCTGTCGTAGATATTCTTCGACATGCGTTTTATGCTGTTGCTCCCATTGGGCGGCTTTCAAATTCAATCCGGGCATCGTTTCGAATTAGAATGTTGGCTCTATAATATTGTTCATAGATGCCTCTGCCTTCGCTTGCTTTATTCGCTCGATTTCAGCGGTAACATCATCGGCCGTTCCCATTAGTTCAACGCCCTTTTCCAGCGACATAACGCCATCCTGCACAGCACGGCCTATAGCCGCCCAACGTGCGGTGACATCTTCATTGAACGGTTCGGCAAATTCGTGTTCTATTTTGAGCGCAGCCAAATCAGGACGCAAATGAATATGGGTTACATTCATCATAATAGCGAGAATAAGATTTTTCTCCCTATCTACGGCTATGTCGTATATCTCTTTATTATTTTCGCGCTTGATATATCCCAGTACCATCGCGCGTTTGATCGCTTCGCCCGACAAAGTTCCCAGCCCAGCCATTTTCTCGGGTGTAAACTCGGGCGTGAAAGTGTCGAACAAGATGGACTGCGCGAGGTCTTCCTTTTCCCGTTGCTGCGTCTCGGAAGAGGTCGGTGGATTGATGTACTCGAATTTTGAATCCGCTCCGGTCATCCGAATCATTTTCCCGGGCTTGTCGGCTCGACCTTTCAAAAAATCTACGACATCGCCCGTTGCTGCGGCGATAGGGTCTGCGAAATAGTTATTTGTGTCGGATATTTTGCTGTCTATATCCTCCTCGCGGTCTATGCGGGGGTTGAGGCCTCCCCACGCTTTATCCTGTCGGTAGTAGATAACATTGATTTTTCCGGTTGGATTGGGAGTTGCAATAACCTCCCAATTAAGAGATCCTCGTTTGCATCGGTAGATCGTATCAGGTGTTTGAATATCGAAATGCTCGATAGTTGATGTCCCCTCTTTAAGGTAGTACCCATACCCGAATGCAATGAGGTTCTCGTATAGGTCGAATAATGGACGTAGGGTGTATCCTTTCGACTTGCAAATTACCACAACTTTTACCTGCGGTTGGAAATTCTCGTCCCGATAGATGTGGTAGAGCTTGGCACATTCAGTTTCTGCTCCCGCAATGCGTTTTGCTTTACGCATGGAAACGTTGAATCGTGTATCTTGCAAAAATTGATTATATGCTTCGAAAGCCTCGTC